AAAAGGAAAATTCTTTACGTCTGCTTGAACCGCAGGATCATCAAACTTTCTTCCAATAAGACGCTTCGCATCAAAGATTGTATTTTCAGGATTCATTGATGCTTGATTCTTAGCTCCATCACCAATCAATCTTTCTGTTTCTGTAAAAGAAACATAAGAGGGTGTCGTACGATTACCCTGATCATTTGCGATAATTTCACAGCGATTATCTTTCCACCATCCAACGCAACTGTAAGTTGTTCCAAGATCAATTCCAATCGCTACCATTACTTTATACGATTGAAATGATTCTTTTATTTAAGTATCTTTAATATAGATAAGGATATATGTCAAAAACAATGTCAATAGTCGTCTCTAAAAACGCATGGTCAAAGATAAGTGAAATACTTGGGAAAACCAATCATAAATACGGATTTTTATATTCAGCTTCCTCTGGAGGTTGCAATGGTTTTAATTTTGAATTGAATCCTTTATCAGAAGATCTCTATGAACAATTCAAAAAACAAAAATTTCTTACAATTCTGACACCGGAATCTTCAAATGAACCCAAAGTTTATGTGGATCCGATTTCAGAGATGTATCTTCACGGAACAAAAATAGATTATATCAAAGAAGATTTTTCAAAAGGACAATATGAAAATAAATTTGTTTATGAAGTGGACAAAGAATTAATGACGAGTTGTGGTTGCGGTGTTTCTTTTTCGCCGAAATAAATATAATTGAATCATTCAATTTCATGACCCATACAAGTAAATACTTTGTAAACTCTTTTTCGGTTGGATAATTTTTCATGAACAACACAATTCGTGCAGTATTCTGGGGCATTGTGAGTATCATAAACCGATCTTAATTTCTTGTCAGGGACTCTCTGAATAATACATTGATTCCATACATCGCCTCCATTTTTCTTATACCATTTTTTATCTGTTTCATCGGGATTTATACCATGATAATATTTGTTATCACTGAAATACCGAATGGGACCCTTACCGAATGAAAAAACAATATCTTTCGGAATAATTGTTTTGGGATTCTCCAAGACTTTGATTTTTTCCTTTAATTCCGCATTTTGTAATTGAAGACCTCTGATAATACATCTATGCTTCCGACAAATATTGTTACCCGCGATTACTAGCAAAAAAGAAGGAATCAAATATCTGTATTGGGTGAGATATGTCATGAATAACTGGATGTAAACATTCATTGTTTCAAAAATAATAATTGTTTCCTTTTAAATAAAAATTTGATTATTAGAATTTTAGAATATTCAATTTACTCGTATGCCAAAAACATATAAGGAAAAATGGGAACATGGAGAGACAAGAGCGCACTTCATTAAAAATTGGGAAGACATTGCTTTCAAGAAAGAAAGAGAATGGTTGAAGAAAACCGATAAAACAGCGTATGATAGAGCTGAAGCTGAAGCGCAAAAATTGAAAAAGGAGAAAGAGTCGAGGCTGAAAGATGAAGAGTCGAACCTGAAAAAAGATAGAGGCAATATTAAGCAATTGAAGAATGGGTATGCCCAGAATAAAATGCCCTTTGCTTCTCATAGATACGAAACAAACCGCAAAGATATCCAGCCCGTCGTGGATTTTTCCTATAGTGTCCGTGTAAAGGATACAAGGTCAGGAGGTACCAAGAAAAGGCAAAAGGGGGAACGCATATATAGTAATTTTCAGGGGAAAATGGCAGAACGGATCCTATATGATGATCTCCCTAATAAAGATGATTTTAACGATATAGATCTAGAACTTTTGCCGAGGGGGGAATGGGATAATTCTGATATATCGTCAAAAGACGGAAGAATTAATTTCAATGTCAAATCTGGTCTTGATTTCCATCAGATTCTACTACTTACAGAGAAAGACTATGATACAGAAGGCAGATACAAACATCACAAAGAAAATTCAAAGGTCGAGAAGGAAATATTTGCTTACGTAAGACTAAAACTTGATAGGAAAGAATTAATATCCAAATTCTCTATCTACAGCAAGGAAGAATTCACTGATTATTTCATTAAGAAATATCCGATTATTGAATACGATATTTTCTTTAGTGACTCTCATAGAATAAAGCAAGCAATTCGCAATGGAAATATTATTTGCAGAGGATGTATGCTTGAGGGGAATACCTCGATGGACGCAAATAACTACTATCTACTTGTGTACAACATGGATCAGACACTTGAGGAACTCCTCTAAAAATAAAAATTTGATTTGCCAAAATTTGATAATTTAATTATGAAAAGAATGGATAATTCTGAGGCAGTTCTCCTTGGAGAAGCAGCAACTTGCATTCAACGGTTTACGAGAGGATATTTATGTAGAATGCCAGTTATTAGTGTAGTTAAATCTGACACGAAGATTATTGACTTACAACGACTAAAATCATTAATTGAAAAATATTTTGATGGAATTATTGGAGATATGATCAGAGAAGAAGGCTCAAACCTAAAAATAGATAGCAATATATCTGAATACTTGGTAGCGAAATGCATAAAAAATGGAAGAAGAGTTGGAAAAGGAAATGGCCCAATGGATGTAGAAAATGAACATATGAGCATAGATGTTACTTCCTTGTGTTTAAACGGTGATATAACAAATGAAAAGTCTATCATTCAGAACTTTAAAAAAAGCGGTAATCTTCTAGACACTCATTTTCAGAATGGAGAACATGAAAAATGTGTTAATCTCTTTCTCGATGATATGGAAAAGAAGATGGAATATGGTGAAAAGGATAAATATTATCTAGCATTTATATCATCTAAATCGGATATACACTTATGTATCTTGAAAATAAACCTTAGTAAATTATTATTTGTGAAGAGCGATGGATTTTCATCCCAAAGGAAAAGTATTAAAACGCGAGGTTTTATAGCCAAAAATCATGGGTCTGTAACTTTGTATAAATCTAAGAAGAGATTTGAATTGAGATTAAACAAAAGAGTATTAAAACACGCGCACCATTTATTTACATTATGTTAGATATCTTCTCAGCAATTAATTCTACAACAGGGACAGAAACAGCATTTCCAGCAAGACGATATAATGAACTATCACACACTTCTGGTAGCTTATATTCAGATGGGAAACCCTGGAGATTAAAACATTCTCTGGGTGTTAATCGACGAATACCTTTTTTATCTTTTAGCAATGGGACATTGTGACCACCGCCACCCATATTAGCGGTTAACGTAGGACAGACATTGTTTTTATTTTCCCTTACATAATATCTACGATATTGATACAACACATTTTCATCTATAGATTTAGTAACTCCTTCTTTAACAGATTCATAAACCTTAAATCTATCTGTATAGTAATATTTATCATGTATTTCTTCTGTTGTTAATAGTTCATTAATTTGTCTTGTTTGCTTTTCAGTAAAATCGAAATCAAACTGATCACATTTACATTTATCTTTAAAACACACTATATAAATCCTTTCTCGATTTTGCGGAACACTCGTAATTTTAGATGTATTCAATATCCCATGTTTAATATGATATCCCAATTCGGCCAGCTTTTCGTAGATAACTTTGAAAGTGTTACCTTTATCATGTGATTTTAGATTTTTTACATTTTCTAATACAACAACTTCGGGATTATGATATTGAATGATACTTAGAATCTTCCAAAAAACATTAGAACGTTTATCTTCAAATCCCTGTTGTTTTCCTGCTATACTAAAGGGTTGACAAGGGAAACCACCACACAGTATATTATGAGATGGAATATCTTCATTTTTAATATCATTGAGATCTCCATAAGTAAGTTCAATATCATGATTCATATCAAATATTGCCTTAGAATTTTTGCAAAAATCATTTGCGAATACACATTCAACTCCATAATTATTGAAAACACTTGAAAATGCTCCAGTCCCTGCAAATAGATCAATCATTTTAAATTTTTTATCCATATTTGTCTGTATGCTATTATCTGTTTCAATATCTGGAATCAAATTTTTATTTATGATTGTAATATCCCCCTTGTCTGATAGTTCTTGCAATTTTTCCTGGATTTTATCTTCAATCATTTTATTTTCAATGGGTTTGCAGGGTCTTTTGCGATTGAGATGATTTGTATAATGTCCTTTCTGCTTAAAAACTTTACCGCAAGTTTCGCAAGTGTATTGTTTAACCATTTAGTTATATAATGTATGCTATTTTAATTTTAAGTATATTAACTAATTGGTTAATTGAATCTCTCAAGAACATAAGGATACATCAGTTCGTGACTGTGTGTTTGCTTCTCATAATCTTCTACGTTTCCATGAAGCAGACACTTGGCTCTGCGAGAAGCTTCTTGACCAAGCCAATATTGTCCGCAACTATTCCAGACGCGAATTTCCTTAAGCAGTTCATTGTATTTCCTCATGTATTCAGGATTCTTCTCTAGGAAGTGAGATTCTCTTTGATAGGGCATTGTTATTCAATCTATTAACCTATACGCATATATTTTTAAGTAAGTTATTTAAAAATCAGATATAGTATCAATCCTATAATGACGAAATATATCTTTGTTACGGGAGGCGTTATATCTGGTTTAGGAAAAGGTGTCACATCTGCGAGTATCGGTGTTATCCTTCAAATGTTAGGATACAATAAGATAACGATTAAAAAACTTGATCCTTACTTGAATGTTGATCCTGGAACGATGAATCCCGTTGAACATGGTGAAGTATTTGTAACAAGAGATGGTCAAGAAACAGATTTAGATTTGGGCTACTACGAAAGATTTCTAGGAACACCAACTACGGAAATAAACAGCACTTCTTACGGAAAATTGTTTAGGAAATTGATTTACAGAGAACGAAATGGAAAATATTTAGGGAAAACCGTGCAATTGATTCCTCATCTAACTGATTTAATTCAAGCATTTATTAAGGATCAATCTTCCCAATACGATGTAATTATCTGTGAAATTGGAGGATCAATCGGAGATATAGAGGCGATGGCATTTTATGAAGCAATTCGGCAAATGAAAAGCGATGATACAATATTCATTCATTTGACATATCTTTTGTATTATCCGATAACAGATGAATTAAAAACAAAACCAACTCAGAATGCTATCCGTGAACTCCAACACGCCG